GTCGTCGACAGTGTGCCGTTGACGTACACTTGCAGCGAAGTCCAGGTCGTTCGATAGAGACTGCCTGTCAACTTTGTATAAATCTTGAGACCGAGAATGCGGACCTTAATCGAGACAGTCGACAAAAATGCCGCAGCTCCGACGACGTAGCCACCGAATGGCGCGCCAGGACCGTCGTACATCACCTGCCATGCTGTCGTCCCAGCGCCATCGTCGCTCGAGGAAACCTCAAGGTATATACCAGTATTTACATTTATTGCATTCGGCACATACTGCGTCTGAGCATTCGCAGTGTGCGATTTCGCCAGTGTCCCGCTGCCGCTGCCAGTCGCTGAAACCGTCGACTCAAGTTTGTACTCGATCGCATCGGTCGCAAAAATGAGCCCGTTATTTGGCATCCTGACACCCGCATGGTTTGACTGTTTTTGTCGATGTCGGCGCAGCTGCGTCGGCAATGGCTTTCCACTGATTCGCGAATTTCACCAGCGCAAAAACGAAATCCTCGCGCCTGCAATCACAGCCGACGACATTCAGGTCCAGCTCGACCTGCTCGCCTTCGCCGCCGATGTTGATGGTGATATTTGTCATAACACATTCCGCGTGTAAATGGGCATTCGCGTGATGCTGCCTTCAATGAATCCTCGACGCGCGAGTGCTGTCCTGACCCCGTTCATGGTTCCGAATGCGACGATTTCGTCGAACGATGCCGAGTTGCTGTAGCCGACGATGTTGGATAAAACGTATGTGCAAGGACGCCACATAAAATCGTCGCTGGCTGCTGAATTTGGATCCTTCTCGACGCCGCCCTGAATGCTGGTGACAATGAAATCGATACCATTGAGTGTGACCTTATCACTCACCCACACTGGAAAACCTGTGACATCGGAGACGACTGGCAGCTCGACCTCGATTTCGTTCACCTGCCGCGCAGGACTGCATCTGTCGTACAGCAGCGCCGCAGCCGAATCCGCCAGGTCCTGAGTCGCGAGTCCCTTATTTATCAGACCCAGTCTCGAGAGTCCACCGATCCAGTTCGTCGGTCTGGCTGATGGTGCGAGCGTTGGATCGATGCTCGACGTGTCACGCTTTACTGCCTGAACTGGCTGCTGCTGACGCGGATCGAAACCTGTGACGATGATTTCGTTCGCCTCTGGGTTGATATAATGGTACCGCTGCTGTCTGTAGACGTACCGCCATGCCTCGGCTGCTGCTTTCCCGCCTGCGATGGCATTCGCGATGGTGTCATAGAATGTAAATTTCGATGCTGCAGCATTGATGGTCGCTGGCGACTTCGTCGTGAACTTCGGTGTGGTCGCATGTGGGTACTCGCCATACCACCAGCCGCCGAGATAGTCCTGCATAACTCTCGACAGGTATGACCAAGCGTTCTCGCCGATGTCTGCAATCTCACTGAAATCTCCACACAGTGCTGGTGCGATGTCGCCAGCTCTGACTGTGGCTGTTTCCAGTGCCAGGTCCGCGCTGCTGCCGCCGACCAGCTCGACCAGACGTTTTATGACGCAGTCGCTGCTGGCATGTGAAATCAGCATGCCATCGAAAACCATGCGCTCCCTGAACATGTAAGTTTTCAGCAGCTGCGTGATGTGAGAATTCGATGTCAGTGTGGCTCGACCGAGTGCTGGTGTGGTTCCCTCAATCCACTCAATCGGTTCTGTGATTCCATTATGGAAAACCGTGGTCCCCAGCGTGGTCTTGGTCGGCTTGTTCGCATGCGACTGCAGACCAGTAATACCAATTCCCAGCGGATCAAACAGATCCCACCTGAGTGTCGCGCCGCCAGTCTCTGGGACGCTAAATGACATGTTCTGCCAGTAGGTCGACAGGTTCGCCGACTGCGTCGCATTCGTATTCGCGGACAGTGCTTTGTATCCGCCAGAAATCCCATAGACGACTGGACTCGACAGACCGTTTCCTGTCATGGCTGCTCTGACTCTGATTTGGGTTTTGACCCCGTCTGGCACAAATGTCGTCGTGCCGTCTGTCTCGGTAATGCTCGCGACGACTGCATCGCTGTTGCCTGTCCGATAGCTCTGGTCGCCGTATATCATCGCTGTCCCTGAACCCCAGCTGGCATTCGTATAGGTTTCCAGTACAGCTGCTACTGCTGGCGCTTCCGCCAAATCATACAGCTGGCTGCTGGCATATCCTGACGTCGCGAATTTTAATGGCGCCGCCTGAAACTTGACAGTGCCGTACATTTTGACCCAAAACTTTGTCGATGGTGTGATGGTTGGATCTGTGTCGGAATCCAGAATGTCGTCGAACACTGCGCGCACACCGTTTCCAGCAGTCGACAGCACCAGCAGCTCGCGATGTCGGCAGGGAATCAGGACCAGCTCGATGAGTGTGTTTTGAATGGTCGCGCTACCCTTCGCACCAGACACCTGACCCTCGACGACTTTGATGCCGCCGCGCCAGACCTCGACCACACCATCTGAGTACAGCCTGCATGCTGTGTTTGATGTGACACTGCCACCAGCGTCCCAGCCGAATTCAGCCAGTGTGTATCGACTGCCTTCCGAGTAGCCGAAAAACCCGACGTAGAATCCTGTGTTTTTCGCGTACGTCGCAGTTGTGATGACCGACGTACCTTTCGCAGACGTCGGACCTTCCAGGTATTTAGATCCACCGACTCCAGTGATGTCTGTGACTGACCAGGTCGCGCCGAGTCCGAAATCCGCCAGACCGAGTTTGTCGTACGGCGCAGTATTGCTGGTGTACCATGCTGCATAAAATGGTCGTGGTCGCAGCATTAAAGTCGATGTCAGCGGATCGATGAACGTGTCCGCGAAATATTGACCAGTATTAAAGTCGTCACCAGCAGCCGAAAACCCAATTCGGTCCTTGCTCTGTCGCCACTGCGCCACATCGACATCGAAACTGAATTCAGGTCGTGGCATTACACTTCCCGCCTGCTGACGTTATAGCCGATGTTCTTTGCTGAGACATTCACCATGTTTCTCTCGATGGCATAACCCAGCTCGACCAGCAGCGACTTGATTTCCTGAGTGCCAGACCGCCGCCTGCCTGCCAGACCTTGCATTTCTTCGCGACTTAAACCTCTTGATGCCAGACCGCCGCCGCCCAAAACTCGGTCGTTTATGTCCGCCATTTTCTTGGTGTTGTCATTCGTTCCTGCGCTGCTGTCTGCGATGTTTTTCAGCAGGTCCTTGACCGACTCGCCTGGAGTCGCAACCCCTGTCGGTGCTTCGGCAGTTTTCCCTAAGTTTTCCCCAGCTGCAGCCTGCTCTGCCAGTTTCTTTCTGCGCTGCTCTAAATCGAATCGCTTTACACCGATGAATCGCTCTGCTTCGCCGCCGCCGTATGCCTCGGCAAGATTTTGACTTAAACCTATAGCATTTGCAACATTTCCTAACTGCCGTCGAAACAGATAGATTCCTGGAAACATATCTGCTATAGAAATCAATGTCTCGCCAAAAGCTACCATGCCTTCGGAAAACCCTTTAATAAATACACCGAATGCGACGAAACTGCCAGTGAGATTCAAAATTGATTCCTCGGCATCAATGCTGACTATTCCAATTCCCTTGATTGAACCCATGAACGACTTCACCGCCTCGCCAAAAACATTTACTGCATTCAGGTTTTCAAACGCCCCAGCCAGAGTTGTACTGATAGCGACAACTGGCTCGACCAGTGCCAAACCGATGCTGCGCATGACCCTGTTAAACGAATCGCCTAGCGACGCCAGCTTTGCCATCGGACCGCTCGCCATTTCCTCCGCCAGCTTCCCGAATTTCGCATTCACGACGACCTCAATCGCAGTGAGTGCCTGGTCGACCGTTCCTTGGAATGAACCGCCCTTGTCGAACTTTAGACCCTGCGCAGCCAGTGCCTCTCTGGAAATGCCACCTCTTGCCAGCGACTCGAAACCCTCACCGAATCGACCCGACTTGATGTAGCCGAGCGCCGCGACGAATGAATTCAATGACTCGGCATTTCCACCGAAAACCGTTCCCAATTTCTCTGCAATCGGCAGGAATCGCTCGGTGCTAAGTCCGAATGCCTCGAGCAGCTTCGCCGACTCACCGAGTGTGGCTGTGTCGAATACAGATGGAATCGCCAGCTTATCAATGAATGAAAGAATCTGACCTGTCCGCTCGCCGCTTCCTGTGATGGCTGTCAATGATCGCTGCAATGTGTCGAACTGCGTCGCTGTCTCGAGTGCCGCTTTTCCGCCGAGAACCAATGGCACAGCGATTGCTGCCACAGCTCCGACCGCTGCTCCGATGGTCCCTGCCACCAGCTGCGCACCTGCTCCAAGTTTCGACAGCATGCCGCCGCTCGATGCTGCGCTGGCGCCTGATTTCTTAACGGCTTTGTCAGCGTCAGCCGATGCCGCTGCGACCTTTTTCGCGCCTGCCTCGAATCCCTTTGAGTTCAGCTCATAGACCGACTCGACTATTTCGACCGTAACTTTTGACATCCTAACCTACGATTATAACTTGTTGTGGCGATGGCGGCTGAACCTCGTTCAGTGCCAGAATTTGCAGGACTCTGAACTGGTGATGTGAGTCCAGGTCGTCGAACCATTGACCGTAGACATCAACTGCTACCCTGCATTTTGCGGCGTAGTCGCGATTCAGCTCGAGTCTTTTTTTTCGTCTACGAATACCGCGAACTCGCTGGTCTTGTTGGCAGCTGCAGCATCGAGCGCCGCGATGGTTCCTGCGAACACTGGCGCCGCTCTTTTTGCCAGCGTCAGCCATGCCAGCTCGTTCTGGAATTCCTCATCAAGCGACAGCATCGCAAGCATTTTCGCCTGTGCCAAAATGCCAGCATTTGATGTCGCGACCTCTTTCCAGTTGGGCAGAACAGCGCCTTCAGAAATCTGTTTCGACATTTGTTTTGCCCAGCGCGTGACCTCATTTTCGATGCGAATTCGTTCCTCCATGTCGATCAGGATTTTGAATCGCAGCTTGACGCCCTCGACGACTGTCACCTCAACAGTGTCACTGACTGGCGCTGATGTCTCGAGGATTTTATTTAGCAGCTCGCCGACCATTACTTGTCGCCAGCCTCGGCTTTCGCCTCAGATTTTTCTGGCTGTTTTGCCTCAGGTTTTTCGTCAGCAGTTCCGCATTGATGGTCGCGAAATCCGCCTGCTGGTTTAGTGTCTTTTTCTTTTGCCATTTGTTAGGTTTCCTTACATTAACTCTTAACCAGAGTTCCCATGCCCTTGAACGTGTACGACTCGGTCACGATGCCAGTCTCTGGCATGGTCAGCGATGCCGACTCGACCAGTGTGGTTCCAGTGTAGGTCCCGATGGTCGTGATGGTCGCGACGAATGTGACTAGAGTGTCGCCAGTCAAAGCAGTTGTCCAGAGTGTATTGCCTGTCGATGTGGTCGGAGTGCCGCGCTGCTCGAAATCGATGTTCAACAAAAACAGACCGTCCCGCTCGGTTCGCAGCTCAGCTGTGGTCAGTGTCACAGGTAGCACCAAAACCATCCCGCCGATGCTGACTGACAGAGTTGTTTCAACAGATGACAGTGTCGCGTTGTTCAGCGTTTCCATCAGTGTGGTCGTGTCTGCATCGAGAATCTGAAGTGTCGCCGATCCTGTGAATTTGGTCCCAGTTGACTGGTAGGTCATGAACCCATCAGCTCGACCTGAACACTCCTGCGATGCTGTTGAAATGTTGATGTTCAGTGTCCGAATCTTTGCCAGCACGTCTGCGACGATGTTCGCGACCGTCAGTGTGAGTGTTGTCTGGCGTGTGCCTGTGACGTCTCGCATCAGCTCGGTCGATGCCTCGAAACTTCGTTTCACAGGTACAGCTTTTGAATGTCTGGCTGCTCCGCCCTTGCCCTCCTCGACTTGCGCTGAAACCTTGAAACTGACGTTCGTAAAAACGTCGAGAACACTGGTCGCGTCGAGTGTATATGCTGTCAAATCGCCTGCGTATTTCATAACTGGTTACCTTGTGATAAATTCATTTTGACACTTTGATTTCATGGTTTCCGATTGCCATCGAGATACATCTGCCGAAACACTTTTCTATAGCTTTTGATTTTCTCGCCGATGTATCCTTTCTCCCCTTTGCCCCAGACGCCTCGACCTACCATTTTTCGAGTGCCAGCTGGCAGGACCACATAAATGCTGCCACCAGCCGACCGACCGAAACCAGCTGTGATGACGTGCGCGCCACCTGCTCGACGTTTTGTGACGTACGCAGAACGTGTTAAATTGCCACTGATTCGACCGATGGGCAGATTCGGTGCAGAACCTTTGCGCTTGCCGATTTTTGGTCCTCGCCTGTACTGCGCCGCACCTCTTTTCCGTCCGTTCGGCGTAGACTTTGCTGCCGAGACTCCTCGACCGTATGGATGTCCTAAACGCGCCAGCCAGTTGATTCGCGCTTCGCCGCTGGGCTTTGCACCGTTCGTCACATCCTGCATGTCTAGCCGTATCTGCGCTCTGATTTCCTCGACCGCCTTGTCCATTGACATGTTTAGCCGTTTCATTTTCTCAGCCATGGCAAGTGCCGCCTGAGTCGTCGTGCGCTTCACTGCCATACTGTCGTGTTCACCGTGAATGTCATGCTGACGCCGCAGGAATTGTCGACATCATCCAATGGAATCGGTGTCCAGCTCGTCACCATCGGCATGTAGCCAACACCACCGAATGCGGCTGGCGATGTTGGAATACTTCCTGAACTTTCAGAAAATGGTGTCAGTAGGTCGATGAGCGCCTCGGCTTTTTCCGCCATGAGTTTCTGCGCATCTGTGCTGCCCACTGGCAGTGCAAACTCGCCTGCGATGGTCCATGTCCACTGCTGTTCAACCGACCGACCAGCTGCAGCTCGGTCGCAGCTCTCGAGTGTTATCACAGCTCGCGGCAGTTGTGGCAGCGGCTTAGCAGCTCGACCTGGCGATGTGGTCTCGACGTCCCATGCCGTTTTGATGTGCGCTGCTATCTGATTGAAAATGTCTGTGTAGTGCATGTCAGTGTTTATTCAGGACTGCATAAACTGCGATGTGGTCTGTCGCCAGTCCCTGCTCGTTAATCTGTACCTTCTCGATGGCATATAAGTCGCCGACCCATTCAATGGTTGCGCCGACCTCGAATGTCGAACGATTCAAGTCTGTCACGTCGACGTAAAATGCGAACCCGTTGGTCACATCTCGAGCAAAAATGTCGTATGCCGCGTTCGGCGACATCTGCTGTGCGCATCCAGAAATGTAGATACCTGGCGCATCTGGCGCGAATCCCTCCACCACATTGTTCGCCCCCAACCTCGCGGAAACTGCGAAAACTCGAAACTGGTGCGGCTTAAATGGGACACTCACGACAACCAATACCCTCGAGCGATTTCGGCAGCTCGTTTCCGTAGCGTCTGTACTGCGCTTTCGCTGTTTTGGATTTCGATTAAACCTGTTTTGATGCGAGTCGCTGCGCCTTGTCGTCCTGCGCCTTCCTCGATGGCTCTGGCAGACGCCAGACAGTAGATTGCATCGTTCACCTGGTCGTCGATGCCGTTCGCGTCTGTATATCCCCATGCCGCTGTGATTTCCAGCCGTATGTATGGTTTGGTCCTGAAAATCAGCTGCGTATATGGCGCCGTGTAATCTGGCAGCTGCCAGTCGTCCCACTGCACCAATGTCGTGCCTGCGACGTTCGTGCTGACGCCAGATTTCACCAGCGTCGGTGCGGCGGAAATAGGTACGGCTAAGTCCAGGACCCAGCCGCGCCTATCTGCCTGAATGTCTCGCGGATCAAAAACTTTCGTCGATGAAACCGCGAGAAATGGTCGACATCCGACCAGACCTTCCCACTCGCCGATTGCGGAATTCAGCAGCCGTGTTTCGTCAGCTGCTGATAGTTCCTCAGAAACGAACCCCTTGTCATAGAGATAGGTTCCCAGCTCGGTCGATGTGATGTAGGCCATTGTCAGTGTTAGATGGATGTTCGCGACACGACCACTGGTTGTGCTGCGTTTTGGTTTGCTGTTGTGATTTGAGTCACAGGCACAGCTCGTGGTGCGCAGTAGGCTTTGATGCCGCTGATAACCGTGTTTGCTGTGTTTCGGTCGATGGCAACGCGGACGTATCGGTTCACTACCTGGCTGACACACAATGTGACAGTTTTGTTGGTATCGGCATCGGTCCATGCATAGCTCGCACCAGTGATGGCTGTCCATCCAGTGCTGCCATCATCGCTGCGCTGCAGCTGGAATGTGCCTGTGCCAGTCGAAGTCACTGCGCCCAAATCGATAACGATGTTCACATCGAAATCGCCTAGCAAATCAAGCACCGATGAGTTGACATCGGTAGTGCCTGCAGCCAGGTTCTTGGTCGTCGCAGCTGTCGCGTCTGGGAACATGGTGACGATTTGGTATTCGTTAAAAGTTGCCATTATGCTTTCACCTTCAATCGGCTGAATGCCTCTTCTAGGACTGGGGCACCGTCGCTGAATTTGTGCATGACGTAGCCATACTCACCAGCGGATGCGTAAGGATCTTCCACCAGGACTTGGATAGCCAGGTTAAGAAAATCATAGATGTGATAGTATTGGAAATCTCCAAATACTACTGGGTAGTTGCCAGCTGTGAGTGCCGTCGGTGCGGACTCTGACTCGTACAATGGTCGCCCTTTGAGAGTCATAGGAGTGCCGACTGCCAATACGTTTCCGATTCCAGCGGACTCGCTGAAAATATACTGGTTTGCGGAGTCCTTGAGTTTCATCACAGCTGTGACGAACTGTCGGCTTCCGACCCAGCTTGCTCGGTTTCGGATGGTCATTTTGCAGTTCATCATCACTGACATGATGTCGTCTGCGGCAATGGTTCCTGACCCTGCAGTTTCAACGTCTCGGCTTGTCGAAATGCCGTCTGCGGATGCAGTGAAAATTCCTAGCCACTGGCCAGTTCCATTTCCTTGCATTGCTGCGGATTCTTCCTTAAGTCGCACGCTGTAGTCGAGTTCCTCAGCCAGCCACTGCTCGACATCGATGACCGATTGCTCGATGAGCAGTCTGGAGTTTGATGTTTTGACAGTCACTCGGTGTGGCTTGAAATCTCGCTGGCCAGTTGTGACGCTGGTCGCGATGGCTGTTTCGGTTTCACCCTGCCAGTAGCTGGTCGCTCGGTTGGTTTGCCGTGGCACAGAAACGTTGCCTCGAATCGTTTGCACGCGACTGATTTGCCGCATGAAAATCGGATCGTTGACAGGCTTGATAATCTCGTTAAGGATTACCGTCGGGACCAAAAATCCACCAGCAGTGTTTGGATTCACTTGCTGATTTGCTCGGATGTTTTGAACCTGGCTGCTGTCGCCTCGCAGGTACTGTCGCCAGCTGCGGACAGCTGCGTCTTCTACCTGTTGGCTGTTGTTGGCGCCCATGACCGCAGGACCATTTGCTGGCTGCATCATGAATGACCGTGCGGACTCAAGCTCGGCTCGGACCTCAAGTTCCTTTTTCGCGTCTAGCATGTCTGCGACCGCTTTGTCGAATCTCGCCTCTATATCAGCTGGCATAGTTGCCTTGCCTTCGTAGGTTGCGCGAGTCTCATCGACGAACGATACAGCAGCAGCTAGTTGTTGATTTAGCTCGTTTACTGATTTCATTTGATGTTCCTCAATCTGGCAAATTTTTCCGCCTGTCGCTCCATGGCTGTCGGTGCAGACGCAGCCTCAATCAGCTGGTCCAGTGCCTCGCGTAGCGCATACAGCTTCTCGATGGAAACCTTGCCCAATGTTTTGTTGTCGCTCGACCGTAGCTCGAAAACTTCGGTCGCTCGTCGTGTTGCTGCATCGACTGCATCACGAGCAGCATCGATTTCATCAGCCATGGATTTGCCAGCATGAGCAGATCCAAAATCTTGTCGGACAGCTGTCGCCTCCGATTCAGGTACGGCAGGGAAATTCACCTGCGACACCTCAAAAATTTTCGCAATTCGAGTTACCAGATAGCATTCACGCTGGCATTTTCTGATTGACTCGACATCGAACGCATTTAGGTCCATGTTCATGGTCGCCGCCATTTCCAGCAGCGCGTCGCCGTTCTGCATCTCGACGTAGTCGCCTAGGTTGAACCCGATGGACAGACCGACTCGTTTTCCAGCAGCCAGTCGTTCCATGGCGACCGTTCTGGCATCCTGCGCATCACCTGTAGTGTGATAGTCGACCTCGACATCGATGCCTGCACCAGTGTCAACTGCCGAGCGGATGTAGCCGATAGCCAGGTCCTCTGCATCGTGTGCAGCCAGGAATGAACCGTTCGCGACGAAATCTGGCAGCGCAGCTGTGGCAGACCCTGGCGCGAACACTGTCATGTAGGAATCCATTTTTCCGTACGCCAATGCCGTCCCCTTAAGTCCTCCTTTTGATTCGACCGCGTCGTCCATGCGTAGATCGAATTGTCGGTGCTGAATTTTTGTCATGTTCATCTGCCTGTTTTGCTCCTGATCGATAATGTAATTATAGGCAGATGTAAACCATGCCTTCGCCGTCCTGCCGCCCCACAGCAGCGCAGCCACATATGCTGGCGAGTCCTCAGGTTCATCCAGGAATCGTTCGTTTCTCTGCCACCATCGGTATCCCTTGCGGATTTTGTTTTCGGTCTGCTGCTCACCCGCTGCCATCGACCTGGCTTCCTTGATGGTCGCAGGTTCCAGCCCGTCGCCGCCTAGCCCCTGCTCGAACATGTACAGTCCTCGCTTGCATGCATTTTGTACGGCTTTTGGCGGATAGAAAATTTCTGGCATGTTAGACCTCGAGCGTTACTGGCTTGATAGATGATACCGTCTCGCCATTGACCTCAAATTCCAAATGGCATTTGCAGTTTCCGAGACATGGTGTCGAGCATGCGCCTGGCGTCGTGAACAGGTCATCTGGGAAAAATGGCGACATGCCAGCAAGTGCTGGACAATCCTGACAGTGAATTTCGACAGCTCCCAGAACCCATGTGATTTCAGTTTCTATCGGCAGATTGTCGACCGCAGCCTGACCCGCAATCCCTCTGGCTTTACCCATGTATAGACGCTGGCGCTGCAGGATCAGGTCCTCGCGCAGCTCGCCGAATTCGTCGTCGTATCTGCCGTCGAGAATGTCGTCAATGAATCCCTGAAGGTAGTCGGCATCGACGTCGGCAATGGATTGACCAGCCAGAATGTCCTCGGTTCCAAATTCTGTAAACAGTGCTGTCGACACCTGATCTCGACCTATCCAGTGCGCGTTGGCGTTCGCCTGCAGGATCGCGTCGAAAAATGCGTCCGCCCACTGCGTCTCATCGATGGCACCATTGACCAGTCTGCTCGTCGCCCTTTTTGATGCGTTCCAGTTGAAATTCAGCATGTCGGTAAACCATGCCTGATGGCTTCGGTTTCCTGGCTGATTAAATGCCGACGGCAGCGCCCTGATTTCGACTGGCTTCGGAGTATAGACCAGCACACGAGTTGCCAGCTGGTCGTAATGTGACCCCAAATGGCTGACACAATGGCGGCTGGTTTTACACATCGGATTTCAGTTGAACGTTCTCGAGTGCGCGCAGCTGCGCAGCTGTGTACCGTGCGGACCTTGTCGCAGGAATCGGCGCCATGAGCGCAGACATGTCGAACCATGTGCGACCGTCCTCCAGGTCAGTGATGAATCCGAGCGCTTTTCTAAATTCGCCTCGAGTCGATGCGCCAGCCTTGAACGCTTTCTCTGCTCGGTCGTATTTTGCTGTGACATCCTCATCCAATTCCCGATAGCAGGAATAGTTAAACGCCAGCATCTGGTTGTCGCTGAATGCGACCCCTTCCTCGAAAAACGCCTTGTCGAGTGTGCTGGCGATGATTGAAAGTAGCGGCAGCACAGTGTCCTCGATAAACGCCTCACGCGCCTCCGCCATGTTGTTGTACGTTTTGCTATCAGACGGCAGCCCGAGAATCATCGGATCCACACCGAGTGCCGCCAAAATTTCTGTCATGCCATGGACCTTTTGCTCGATGGCCTTGATGTCTGTCGGCGACATTGCGACTCTGGTGATTTCAAACGCGCCAGGTAGATCCATTGCCTGACCTCGCCTGTCTCTGGTGAATGATTGCCACCTGTCGCGCATCGACTTTCGCTGCTCTGTTGATGGCTCGAGCGCGTTGGAATCCTTCGGCGAGAATATGACGCCAGGGATACCCATATTGGTCATGAGCGTGGCTGCATAGTTTGCCGCCTCGTTGTCGCTGACGACCTGTCGCAGACATGCCATAAGTGCTGACATGCCCAGCGCTGGATTGTTAGTGTCGACCATGCCATCGCGGAAATGGATGATTTCGGATGGCGCGACGCTGAACTGCTGACCGCCGCCGTATGGGAAAATTTGGTATCGCGTTATCAGCTCGTTTCCATTATTCGGCGAACCATCGACATGCGTGTCCGATTTCGGTTGCACCTGAAACGGCATCAATGGCGCGAGCCCGATCATCAGCCCTGTCTTATTTCGGCGCTTCAATAAGTATGCGTTTCCGTACACCTTCAGGCTGCAGGAAATCGCTTTCATCAGCGTATGCTGGTCGAGTCCTGGCATGGGATTCGTCCATGCGAAAATTCGATAATCTGGCGAGTAGACGACCGCGCCGTCTGGCTGAACTGTTTTCAGCTCCAGTTTCGGCTGCGCGACTTTCTGTGCAATCTTGCTGATGGCGATGGCGACAGTGCTGTTCGACTCGATCGTCCCTGCCTCGCTGCGCCAGTCCCTGTCTGTGGCTCCATAGCGCAGATACCCGCCGAGCATAGACGATGGACCGACGTATTTGTCGCCGACAAACTCAAAGTTTTTATTCTGTGCCTTCGGTCGAGCAGCTCGAATTTCTATGCCAAAAATTTTCATCGTTTACCAGTCCCAGACATTTTTCGTTTTGAACAGCTCATTATATGCACCTGACCCAGCGTCGACCTGGTCGTCGTTTTTGCCAGTCGGAAACTGCCGCAACTCATCGACGAATGCCGTATTCCATGGTTGTCGAACCAGTGCCACATTTCCTGCGTTTACCTGGCTCGCCAGACCATCGGCTCGCAACTCTTTCGACCCTGTTTCCCTGACTGCTTTTATATTGTATCCCCCGAATAATCTGATGAATTGTAGCGCTGCGTCCTTGCCTGCTGACCCAGGATCCTCAGGAACGACGATGCGGACCTGTTGACCGTCTGCCTGCGCCACCTGCTGCATCACTGCGTTTCTCTGGTCAGACGCCCATTGCCCCCGAATGACGTCGAGAATGTAGATTCGACCTGCTGCGTCCTTGCCGAGTTTCACACCAGCTGTCCAGTCGCCCTTGCCACTGCTGGCTGCGACGTCCCATTTCCTGACCAGCTCGAGCATCGGCGGCAGGTCGCTTGAGTCGATGTACGTGAATCGGTCGACCTTAAAAATCGCGCCTTCTCTGATGCTCGGACGTCCCTGAAACAGTGCCTGAAAATTGTACTCGCCCATCTGCTGGCGGACCTGCTCGAGGAATGACAGCGGCTTAACTTCCTGCCACAGTGCCTCGCCTGGCTGTCGACCCAGCGCGTCGTTTTCCTCCGCGATTGCTGGCAAGTTTATGAATGTCCAGCTGCTGTCTGCCTGGTCTTGCAGTCGTCCGATCAGATCGTCGTGATGCCAGCGCGTCGCGATTACGAATGCTTTCGTGCGCGGATAAAATCGCTGAACTATTGATCCCTGCCACCAGTCCCAGATGTTTCCTCGCTCGATGGCTGACTCCGCTTGCGCTCGGTCCTTAATCGGATCATCGCACACCAGCAGTGAAATCGGATTGATGCCAGTCGGTGCGCTGCCGACTCCTCGGGCGACCAGTCTGGCGCCATTCGTCAGCCGCCATTCACTCATCGCATTCGATGACTGATCAAGTATGCCCAGCTCGGCTGCCAATTCCCTCGCAGGTCGACTCAGGTTTCTGTCGGCAAAATCCTGGCTGTATCCAGTAAAAACGATGGCATCTTTTGAGTGCCGCTGCGCCCAGTACACTGGCAGTCTGGTCGTGATGGTCTGCGACTTTCCATGTCCTGGCGGCATTGATATGGCTACGTTCTGCAGCTCGCCCTTGATGACCTTGTCTGCAATGTCGCACAGATACCTGATGTGCGTGGGAAACCCATAGTCCGCAGGTTTTCGCAGCTGATACCACTGGCTGAATGTCAGATTATGCTGCTCGATTGCCAGCCGCAGTTCCAGTTCACGTCTGCTTAATTTGCTGTATTCGCTCAAGTTCCGCGACCATGTCCTCGACACTCATGCCATTGATGTCCTTGCCGTTCGTCGTGATGTCGACCTTGTCCTGCTTGCCGAAATCCTCCTTCCGTCTGCGCTCGAGATACCATGCAGCTGCCTGCCATGTCTGAGTCGATGCTGTGTGAATCACGTTGACATAATGCTCGACGGCTTGTTCCTCGGCTCTTTTTATGGCTTCGGAAAAATCGGAAAATTCATTCATCCAGTGATGGAATGTATCGATATGAATGCCAGCGCATGTGACAGCTGTGGTCCGCGTGTTGCCCTGCGACAACGAATAGCAGATGCGCTCGACCACCTCTGGCGTGTACTTGCTCGGTCGTCCTCGCCCAGGTCGTTCCTCAGCTTTTAAGTTTTTCTTAACAGCTGGTTTTCGCTTCGGTTTAGCCGCTGGTTCTGGTTTTGGTTTCGGCATTTATAGAGAGTACCATCACTGCCAGCGACCCTTTGTCATCGACAGATGCAGCGCCGACCCTTCCCTGATCCATTGACCCTGAATCAATTTGTATCCCTTGGCAGCCATTGCCTCGCGTTGTTTTCGCATCTTGATTCGCCTCGATTCACGTCTGGTCATGGCTTTTCTTTCTCGACGATTTCAGCAGTCACACCGAATCGACCGAGCAGCAACTTTCCGATCAGGATTTCGCCAGGCTTTACATCAGTCAAGTTTCCCTCGAATGTCAGTGTCTGTCTCAGTTTCCAGCCGAATACTCGGACCACTTTTTCGAGCGGCGTTAGTGCTGGATGCCACAGCTTCAGATAGTGCGTCGTCATTGGACAGCAGCACCGAATCCGAGCGCCGCGGCAGCTCCAGACACAGCGCCAGCCAGCCAGCGTTTCGCTGCGAGTTTGAAATCGAACTGCGCATCAATCGATGTTTTCCACTTGTCCAGGTCGACCATGATGGCTGACAACAGACCAGAAAATGCGCCGACGATGATATTTTTCACGATGATGTTCATGATGCTTGTATTATGACCTCACAGAATCACCCTGCTCTGGCATGTGAGTGTGGTCTTCTTGTTCTCCGTTTTCTCGACTTGTCGCAGCTCAATCACTGCGCCGCCCATCGGCTGCGGCGACAGATTCCAGCCTGCTGCATAACTCGCCTTCGTTTTGTGATGGATGCCGTAGGTCGACAAATAACTGCCAGTCATAACGCAGGTAACAGGTCGCTCGATAACGCGATGGTGCTGGCTGTCATAGTGCATTTTCATGTCCATAATCGCGTATCTGTTATGTTTGTGACCTAGCCATAATGCATCGATGTTCGTGTGCCAGGCCATCATACGCTGAAAATCTGTGACACCTTTTGTGACTGGCGCAGCGCCTCCAGCACCGTGGTGTCGATAGAGTGTCCAGCTCGTTCGCTTGCTCTGTCTAAATATTTGCACGTTCCAGAATCCACACCATCCGCCAGCGACGATGTTGACATTCGGCAGTTGATTGAGTCGGTCAATCAGGATGCTGGTCAGACAGATGTGATGCCTTTTCTCGACGTGCGCCTCATGGTTTCCGATGCCGATGCCCTCGATATGCGCTGCGTATGGCTTCAGAAACTCGTATGCCATTTCGAGTGCTGCGTCCAATGGTGTCGAACCTAGCTGCAGCAGCTCAGGATCCAATGCCTTCAAATCAAATCGTTTTATGTCTGACGGCAGAATGGCGTCCCAGATGTCACCGTTCAGGAATATTTTTGCGTCAAGATTCGACATCATCTCGAAATCGTGCCTCAATGCTGGCTTGTAAAGACTGCTCGACCCGAAATGCAGGTCGGAAATTAAACCCAGTCGAACGATGTCATGAACCGATCCTGTGTGAACCTGCGTAATGTGGTTTCGCATGCCTTATTTTGGCTGTGGAAAACTATGTGTATAAGTTTGGCAATATCCCAAGTGTGAGCCCAAACTACATCACCGATACCATACAAAGGGCTTAGTTCCAATCAGAATCCTTCCAATCATTGTCCCCAAGTCTCCGAGACATGTCGTCTTGATTGGAGAATCCAATGACATCGGCATCCTTCGGTATTACGACGCTAACTTTTTTGAGATCAGCCATTAACTGTCCCCACACTTTTCTGTCTTGCCCTAGATCATCGTTTTCAAAATTCACTAACATGTTGTCGCCTATCTTCAATTGTCGGTGTAGACATTTGTCGAGTACCTACCGTAAAGGGATAATTACCTATAAGTTTTAGCGATGGTTTCTGTCGTTCATCAGTGTCTCGACATGGGCTGACAGTTTCGCCAGATGCGTCTCAGTTCGATGTACCAGCGCTTTCATATCGACGTGGTCTGTCTCAATTTGATTTAGTTTTTGCTGCAGTTTCCCGATGTGGAAAATTCCTGCGACCATGGGAATCAGCCATGCCCAGAACGACGACAGTGCGCTGCTGAGTGCCGAAATGGTTTCGACACCTTGCTGCTGCTGGTCTGCTGGCATCAGCGCATCCTCCTGCAAAATTCCGCCCAGAATTTCAGACGAACGTTTCGATCGCGAATCACTGACCTGTCGTGTGGATTGTCGAGAAATCCGATTTCAGCGAGACATGCTGGCGGTCCAAAATCCAATACGGCCAGACGACTGTGCTGGCTGTCCGCCTCACGCTTCACACCTCTGGATTTCAAACCTGTCGCCAGGACCAATGCCTCCAGGACCTCGATGGCGAAAATCTTGTCCTGGCTGTCGCGATAGAAAACCTCGACTCCTGTGGCTTTACCGTCGGCTGCGTTACAGTGCAGGGACAGGAAATGAGTGCAGCCATTTGCCGTGGCGACATCATCGCGCCTGCCTACTGGCATTTCGTCGTTGTTGTCGTCCCTGGTCAGGAAATGCTTGATGCCATACTGTGGCAGCACATACTTGCCAGTCAGCGCCCATTCCAGTGCGACGTCTGCTTCTCTGACACCAGCTGCGATTGCGCCTGGATCAAACACATCATCGCGTTTATTCGACATGCCATGCCCAGGATCGATAGCCAGTTTCATTTGATAACCTCGGTAGTTGTTTACGGATGCTGGTCTGGTCTGACAGCTGCTTTCGCAGCACCAGCTACATGAACTTAACTACACCGAAATTATTCTACATCACCAGATTCATCAGCATCGGCTCGATGCTCGATTTCGTCCTCGATGTTTTCGAGTCGTGCCAGCGTTTCTGGTGATAGATACCGCTCATCATTTCGCCACCACTTGTCGTGCTGCTCGACGTTGTTAGACCATATCTGTTTTCCGTTGTCTGGTTTATATGCCATCGATTTCCTCACTGTGGTCCTGCGCCGCGGCACGTTTTAATGTGGACCAGCTGACCTGTGCGATCGGTTTGGTTGCGTCGAAATAACCATCGGTTCTGAATCCCATGCCGAATGCGCACATGCGCTCAACGGCAGCATGCCTCATCAGCACCGACTCGTCTGCTGCCTGATTGTAGAAAAACCACAGGACAGTGTGCAGCCGTTGCCATCGACCCGCAGCTCGCAGTTTCCGATGTTTGAATTTCACTGTCCTGTCTGCGCCGCATCCCTGCACCTCAATCAGGTAGACATGTGGACCTAGCTGCGCTACATAATCTGGCATGTGGCTGATAGTGTCGGCCAGCAGCCTGGCATCGACGTTCGGTCTGCAAATGCCGAATCGGTCAAACCTGATGCTCTTACTGCCAGCCCATTTCTCGAATTCCCGTTCTGCGATGTCACCCAGTGTTTTCTCGCGCTGCTCCCAGTTTTGGTCCTTAAAACTCATGTGGATGTCCTGGCGCGTAGATGACCTCGCCGCCTCTCTCAATGGTCCAGCCTGGCGGAATCGTGCCAGCGTATGGGATCAGCACCCAGCTGTCGAATCGGATCCGAATTTGCCCGTCGATGATGTCGACACTTTTAACCGTGAACCGCGTCTCCTTCGATGTCGAAATGACATCACCTGTCCTGATTTCGGCAGCCCTCATTCCCTGATACCTGTGGACTTTAATTTGCTCGACATCCTCAGTTTTATAGGTATGTTTATCGGACATGCCAACGGCATCGGTGTATTCACTCATGCTCATTTTGCAAACCTCCCCGTTTGATTATCCCATTCGTCCCAATGAGCGTTTACCACTTTGCCACCATCCGAGCATTTATAGTCTCCAGTGATGTAATCCAAGTCTGTGATGTTAGGTGCTTTCCTGCGGCATTCATTTGAGCAGACTTTGAATTGCCTCGCACCAATATCTTGATGACCAATTGACCCCCAAAGATGAGATTCACCGCCCCATTCAAACGACTTTTTGCATACATCACACTTATAAATCTTGATGGTTTTTGGTATGAACTTGATGATTTCGCTCATAGCCTATTGAACCACCATGTAAATTCCAAATGAAAACCGCATTTTTCTATTAACAGTTTTCTCGTTTGGTCAATGCTTGTCAAATGTGTAGTGACAAAAACTGCCTGATCGTAATCAAATTTCCATTTACACTCAGGTAAATCCTTCGGTGCTATGACATAAAACGGCGGAACAAAATGTCCGACTCCATCATCAAGTTTTAAGTCTTGCCGTTCGACCATCATAATTTCGCAGTCAGCAAAAATGACTTTTAATCTAGCCAGCATGTCTGTAAATTGCTCGCTCATTCCAGACCTCCCAGTGTTCGCTCGATGAGCATTTTCGCATGCGCCAGCTCGTCTGCTGTCAGCTGCCTGTCCTCGCTGTCTGGTGTCGGCAGACCTAGCTGCTCCCTGGCTCGCTGAATCAGCTGCTCCTTTTCTTGCTCTGGAATGCTTCGCCTGACCTCGACCGTGTGCATGATTTGGTAGCCGCGCTCGTTTGTGCTGTAGCCGATTGCCAGCATTTGATACATGGCATGATGCGTCTGCAGACATGCCTCCCGAAACTCTGGTGCAGACGGGAAATCTAGCGATGCCTGCTGTTGCTCGCATCCCTTCCAGACCCAGACCTCGCGCCGCATGTAGCGCATGGTCGTCGCCTGGACCACATCGCGTGTAATTTTTGGATCGTCCAGCAGCATGGCATAAAGTCGCGCCTTCGTCTGCAGCAACTCTGCCGACCAGTCGCCGTATGTCCGATAGCCGCCATCAATGAGAATGGCGAATGATTTCAGTAGTGTTTTGGTGAGTGTAGGTTCATTCATTTTCGTAATCTCCCAGGCCGCCTAGACGTGCCAGTGTGCTTTGTTTTCCGTTATCAAATTGTACTGACCTGGCGCGCCCAGGTCGCTCGACTGTCTCGACCTTTTCTGGAAACACTCCCTGCCAGCCGTTGGACAGTGATTCATCCAGTGCGGCTGTCGCGACCTCAACAGTGTACTGCTCTAGTTTTCGCAGCAGTGCCTTGCCACCGACAGCCGAAATCGGTTTCCGCATCTGCTTCCTGTGCTGCACAAATGCCGACCATGAGTTCATGAATTTCTCGGTCTGCAGACCATCAGGAATAAACCAAACATGCGTCGTCTCTACACTAGATTTATCTAGTGTTAACATTGTTTCTGTTTCTGTTGTTGTTTCTGTTTCTGTTGGGCTGACACTAGCTATAGGCTCGGTGTTAGCTACCCTTGACCTAGCCTTAGGCTTGCTGTTAGCTACCCTTGACCTAGCCTTAGGCTTGTTTTTCGCGACCTGTCTTTGACGCTCAATGTAGGTTAGTGATGCCTGCCGCTGCTCGTCTATTTTCGGATTGATTCCGTCAGGAAAACACAGGTCATAGAATGGCTGAAATGCGGATTTTTCCTCTGGTGTCAGTCGCAAAATCGCAGCTGCATCATCATAAGAGATCAGAAATCCATCCTCCCATTGCAGGTCGAGCAGTGCGCGATAAACACCCTGTGCAGTGAATGACATGCGCCTGACTGTACTGCTGGCCAGGAAATCCCTGGGAAACCATTTGTACCAGCCCAGCGGCGTTGCCGATGTTGAATGCCTGGACTCACCAGACTCGTCTATTATTTTCATTTTCTCCTTGTGTCCATTTCTAACAGGTTTTCAGCATAGGACGTGGAGAAAGGAATGCTTACTCACCTGTTAGACCCTGATTTATTCTATCACAACTGGAGTTAAAGTGATAGTCACACTCGACTCCTTGTCCTCGACACGACGATGCTCATACGCAGCCGCGACGACCACACTGAATGTGTCCCCTTTTATTATCTGTGCCTCGACCAATGCGTCCTCAATCGCCTTAATGCGATTCGACAAATCACCTCGAAACGTGCTGCCTAGATTAAACATGTAGTCAATCCTGACAGGACCATCAATCCGCTTCAGCGTGAGTGCCATGTACTGGACCACACCTTGCCGCCAGACCTTGTAATGACCTGTCATGCGCCTGCCCTTGCCTGGTACGTTTGCGTACAGGTTGTTCACCGTCGGCGACATGGTGATGGTGGTCGTGTAGGTTTTTCTCATGATGCATCCTGTCCTGATGTCTATGCTCCGTCGTCCTCGATTTTTCTCGCCAGATCAATCAGCTGCTGCTCACCGATGATGTCGATTTCGTCGCCGCACGTCAGCTGCCAGATGCCTGGTCGCACGACATCCAGTGTCACATGGTCACAGCTGGCGATGATGTCCGCAGCTCGTCCGACAGTCATTTCGGAAACTCCTCCTCGTCTATATCATCAATCTCCAGGTCGCTGACGACTATGGCCGCATACGCGACCATAATCCCCAAAATGACGATAACTGCCAGACCGACTTGCCACATGCTTGTATTATTCATCATCGCATCACTCATCAGCAAATGGATCATATTCACCCTGCGCAGCTGGCTCAGGCTGTCGGTTCGTCGATGTGTTCGCGCCTGCTTCGTCGCGTGGTCTGTCGAGCGCGTTCACGTTATCTGCGACCACCTCAATCGATTCACGCTTGTTGCCGTTCTGGTCCTGCCATGTGCGCTGCTCCAGCCGACCATCGACTGCGACCAGACGACCTCGACCGATGTACTCGCTGACGTACCGTGCCACCTGACCCCAGGCTCGCACGCGAAAGAAATCCGCGTCTGGTCCCTCTGCTGGTTTGATGCGCTTGTTGACTGCGATGCTGAACTCGACGACGTCCTTTCCTGTGGATGTCGTGCGCAGCTCTGGATCTCGCGTGAGTCGTCCGATGAGAATTGTTCTGTTAACCATTGTTTTGTAGTTTCCTGTATTGCTGTCCAATGCGTTTCATGTGTTTACATGCCAGCGCATTTTTGTCTGTGATGATGTCGAGAAACTGCGGCTGCTTTCGTCTCATTTGTGAGTCCTGGCAGTCGCAGGTTGTGTGTCCGTGTGCATTCACATGGACCTCGTAAAAGTGATTCCAGCGACTTTCGCTGCCGACGATGAACAGACACTCACCGTCGACCACATCCACCAGAAAAACTGGCATCCGCTGGAATTTGCGCGTCATTTCTGCCGCCTGCTGACCTCCTCGACGTACAGTCTAACATCATCAACTGTCGTACATCCCTCGTCGTTTATGGCTGCGTTGACCAGGTCAAAGATGCTGAGAGACTTTGGCACAATAGATTTCAGTGACGCGAATTCCTCGGCAGTTCCGCCGATTCCCTGCCAGTCCGCCTGTACCTTTTTCCGCAGTACAGCTCTGGCATCCTCGACAGTGACCTCGGTCGGCTTGGCTGTTGGCTTGGCTGCTGGTTTCGCAGGACCATGCGCATCGGTGTCGGTGTCGTCGACTATTGGAATCATAAGATATTTGAGCAACGCGTATTTTGTGCAGCTGGTGATAGCCTTTTGAATCCCTTTGTCATCGCTCCCTTTCGATTCGCCGAACCAGCAGAACTGATCCGATTCGCCTGTGTCTGAATCTTTCACAGTGAATGTCATCTGCACCAGCACATGCTGACCATCGTGTGTACAGCTGCTGATGCTCGGCGTGATTTGCACACCATGCTCGACACATGCGTTTCTGACGGCTGGCAGCACATCGTCCCATGCCTGATACTTGAATTTGAAATGTGCATTCAAACCGTTTTTCTCGACTGCACCGATGGACCTGCTGACTGCGAGTACCTTGGCTGCGAGTGTTAATGGCTTGGTCATTTGTCCACCACCACAATGTCGCATTTCTCGACGTCCGATGTGACCTCGAACCCTTCAGGCTGCTGCTCGATCAGCATGCTGCGCTGCAGCTCTGTCAGACGACTGACCTGAAACTCCTCTGTCGTCTTAATAGTCTCGACCCAGCCATGCTGATGCGCCAGCGCCAGTGCCATGTTTTTGTCGACTACCTTGAGGCCGCCTCTGACCGTTCGGAATTTGACCTTGCCGAATGGAGTTTCGAGTGTCTTGGATTTTTGACCTGTCAGGCGACCGTGTGCGAATGCCTCGATGTGTGCGCCGTACAAATCGCGCAGGTAGTCGACGTGCGACTGCAGACGCTTTTCCTGTCGGCGGCAGTTGTCGAGAATAAATGCATGGTGCTGCTGCATAGCTGCCAGCGCATGCTCGGTGCGACCGATGCGCTCTAGCGCCGCCTCTAGCGCAGTCATGGATGCAATGCCGTCGTGACTGATTGCCTCGCACAGGATCTCGCCTGTGGCTGTCTCGACGACCTGGTTGTCGATGATAGTGTATGTTCGTTCCATTTATTTCGTTCCTTTCTGTCCTGGCATCTTGCCTGTTCTGATGAAATGTTCTGCTCTGTAGCGCAGACCCTGGGGACTCAGCCCCGCCTCTTTCGCGATGCGAGAAAATGGTCGCAGGTTACGCTGAATAATCAGCCACTGCGCCGCTTCCTCGACCAGCTCGTTCATGGTTTTTGTGTTAGCCATCCACCATAGTATACACATTTTCTCAGATTGTAGAAAAAGTTTTTATACAATCGTCTGGGACTTTAGACCTAGATTGAACTATTTTTGATAAATTGTTTCCTCCGATTGACAAAAACATTTTCTAACATTGTATAATGATTTCATCAGCCGCGAACGATGGCTGAACGGAAACAAAATGAACAACACTTACATGGTAACTTTTACACTTGGATTTCACAAGGGATCAATGGTTGTTAATGCAATCAGCCAACAAGACGCAATCAACCTAGTTCAAAAGGATTATGAGGGCTTCACTTTGAAATCAATCAAGGCAACCAAAATCTAACAACTATCGGGCAGGTAATCCCTGCCCACATCCACACACAGGAAACAGAACAATGAACAAAACACTCTACTGCGAAACCTCTGGCAACCCGACGCCAGAATTCCTCATCGAACTCGCCAAAATGCTCGGCGGACGACCCTGGGCGAATCACGGCAAATTCCGCATCTACTTTGACGAAGGACGCAAAACACAGGTCTACTTGAACTTTGACGCTGGCTGGTCGCTGAACATCTGGCTCGAACCATGCGGACAGACCGCAAAATGGTACGCGAATCGCAAGCGCGATCTGCAAGAACAGTACACTCGTCACATCCGAGTCGCCATCGGCAGCCATCATTTCGGCGAACCTGTCACTGCCTACTCGCCAGAGACGAATGCGGATTTCGAGAAAATGGTCGCCGAGTTTACAGCTAAAATGGATCAGGTGTGCGCATGAACGAAACACTGAAAAACACCATCGTCGCCGACCTGCAGAAACTCATCGACGACTCGCGTCTCGATGGCTGCGCATGCACCAGCGGCGACTACCAGAACCCGCCTGAGCAGTGCGACGCATGCTGGTCGCAGCTTGAATTGTTAGACCTCAGAGAATGGAAAGACAGTGCCGAGGATCAGCTCGACGAGTGCAATGTCTACCTGAACTGGGGATCAGCTTCACACTTTGTCATGGAATGGTATCGCGCCTATGTCGCCGACATGGCTGCGCACGAACTCAGTGACGAAAACCTGACCGTCCTTTTCATCTATCACACTTTGCCAATACTAGCCGAGGAACTAAAATGAACACTAAACTCTACTGCGTTATCACACGCGACGAAAACGAAAACATCAGCAACATCCGCGCCAGCGCGACCGACCAGCACCTGGGCGACCAGGTCGTCCCGCTCGCAGGACCTCTCGACATCCTGCTCATGTGCGAGTTTACAGCTCGGTTTCTTGATGCCAAGCATTTCGGTGGCGACATGCTGTCACAGTTCATTCTGGCGGCTGTGAACCAGTTCGCCAGCTTTGAATTGCTGTGCCAGTGCGTTGAAATTGCTGAGTCTGGAAATGCGACTCACGGCGCGCTCAAAGTCGCCGCATTCGCATCTGAATACATGACCAATAACATCGAGAAAATCCTAAAATGAAATCAACCTACTCACAAAAACTCAGCGACGTCGTCCTCTCGCAAGACGAAATTGATCGCATCGAAAACCTGACCGAAACCCAGCGACAGCAGATGAACAGTGAAATGCTGCAGCTGCTCGCTCGCTCGAAATCCCTGTCGACTGTTAAGTCGCACGACATGGACTGGCTTGGCGCCTGCTCGATGGTCCTGCTGGTCGCTGCAGTGATTTTCGTCGGGATTCTGCTGCGCTGAAAATTGACCCTTCAGAAATAAAGATAGCCGCCGATAATGGCGGCTTTTCTTTTTGTGGGATGCTCGTTAAACGTCTTTCGCTGGCGGCAGTTTCGCTGGAACGAAATCGCAGTAGCTGTTCACCAGCTTTTGATTCGTGGCAGTCAGCGCCAGCATGCTGCGATGTGTCGGTGTGATGCCTATCTGCTCGCTGCCGTCCATGATGTTTTTGTAGGTCAGCGCCGACACTCCGATGTTGTTGTTGTCCTCGGCAAAATTCAATGCGACCAGCACCTCGTGTTTCTCGAGTTTTACGATTTTAGAAATCAGATCGCGCTCGATGTCCTCGATGCCATGCACGTCGATTTTCTGCCCATCAGCCGATGTGCCGATTTCCTCACCGTCCTGCAAAATGACGTCCTTAGTCCGCTTGACAACTTGCTCGGTCAGTAGATTGAAAATGATTTCGAGTGTTTTGGTTTTCAGTTCCATCATGCCACCTTATAGCTTAGATTGATGCTGATCGTGTAAGTGTTCGTCGCAATCGTGTTCAAAATGGTATCAGTGAACTCGCCGTCAGACGTGGTGTTTGCGATTAACGACACTCGAAATGCGTTGTTGTAGCCCGTTGTCAATGTCCCCCGAGTGTTGCCAGCGCCGCCTAAAAATCCGCTGCCACTGTAAACCTCGCCGCCCAATGGTGCAAACGGCAGCCCTGTCACCGTCACTTTCGCACCCGTTGTGGTTGATGTCGCGATGACGATGGTCGCATTCAAAAACACATAGTTTCCGATGCGCTGGTAGCTGCCTGTCCTCGATGTGTACGTGACCGTAACACCAGTGCCTGTAAACGCGGGAGTCCATGGTCCCTCCTCGAAATAGTTAAGCGTCGATGTGCCGCCGCCGAATTTCACGCCTGCAGAAAATGTCTGCAGCGACGGAAATGTATTCGCCTGGTTAATGCCAGCAGGCGGCCATGTGTACTCGACCTGTGTCAAATCTGGTTGAAACATATCAGCTCAGAATTTCCTCGCCCTTCAGCGTAATTGATGATCCGCTTTCCAGGACCGCGTAGATGTCTAGCGATGCAGCTGCGCCATCGACGACCAGTGCGCCTGCCTCTGCTCTCGCGCTGCAGCCCAGCAGCATGTTTGCCTTCGTCGGGGCAGTTGCGCCAGCTGTCTGACACTGGAATCGGACACCGACACCAGCTGTGACAGTCGTCGGAATAATAACCCGCCATCCGATGCGTGTCGCAGTGTTTGAATCAAACAGCTTAACTGGAGTCGTCGAGTCGACTGTGACTGAATTTCTGATTGCTACGTTGTTATATGCCATGGCTGTTCTCTGTGTTAATTATGAATCCTTATAACTCTGCTGTGAAATACGTCAGGCTGCCGACCAGGTCAAAATTGCTGCCGTTGCCGACGACACCGACCTGCACAAAATTGTTGTTATGAATTAGCCGCAGTGCGCTGCCTGGCGACCATGCCGCCACCATTTCCACATTGTCTGTGGTCGAATGCGCAGCACCGATGGCGCATGGTTTCGTGCCTGAAAAATTTGAGACGACAGGAAACGGCAGATCCCCGATCAGTAGATTTCCGCTCTCGCCGTTGGTGTTGTGCGTGGTGCCCTTAAAAACAAAATTGATGTGGCAGACATTTCCGATTTTTTGATAATAGCCTGAACGCTGAATGACAGCGAAATCCAACACTCCACCATCAGATGTCAATGTGGGTGTCCATGCGCCCTCACTTGGGCTGATGGGTTTTGTGGTCTGAATCAGCTGGCTGAAACCGCCATCAATCGTTTTATTCACTGTCGCCATTTGGGTTTAGTTTACACCTGTCATTTCATCAACTGAATGTGATGCCATCGTCAGACGTTCGCTGCGTCAGGCTGCCACTCTCGACGTCAATCAGGACCAGCCGCCGATTCCCGCCGTTTGTCACGTCCTCATCGACTGCGATGCATTCGTCGTCGACACCCGATGCGACAGCTGTCACCGATGCCTGCAAGATAGTGTCTGCTCGATCAGTTATTTGACCTTTAATCGACGCGCCATCAATCCAATAGATGTAGCGATTTCCGTCGCGACCGATGATGAATGTCGGCTTGACGCCGTTTGCAATTGTTCTCATGAGCGTAAATGCCTCTCCTAGCTGATTTGATTTGTATAACTTAATCGACTTGTTAATCTCTGCGACGATGTAAATTTTCTGATCTGTTGACTGCCTGTCGATTCTGATGGCGCAGCTCGTCGCAGACAGTGCCAGCGTGTTAACAGTGCTGAACACCAGACCATTGTCAGACTTTCGAATCAGGACGTTTCCAGAGTTATCCACATACGCCGCCGCATGCACATTCGATGCGAAGTCGATGTCCAGTGACAACCTGCATCTGGCGGATCTGAGCAGACAGAACCAGCCATGCCATGGTCGCGCCTTGGCATAGATGTCGCCGCTCGAGACAATTCGCCAGTCGGTTTCGGTGTTATCCAAAACTGGGTTAAATTGCCAGATGTACCATCCAGTCGGTGGCACAGAGACCGCTGATCCTGAATCCACAGCTGCTGGTGTCTGCAGTTTGGCTGCGGCGGATGCGTTGGAAATCAGGTAGCGACCATCCTGAACATGGTCGTACACTACCTGCGCGTAGCTGCCTGTGGCTGACCAGTCGGTCGTCAGTCGTTTCTTATATGGAAATGCTGCCAGCGGCGGAATCTCGCTGAATGAGTTAATCAATGCCAGCCTGAAGTCGTCATTCGTCCCCTTCGGCAGGACGTATGAATTCGAGAACTTGTCGGCGACTGCGATTGATTGACCCTCGTACGAATCGTAAAGACTCGACAGGTCCGTCGTGATGGTCGATGCCAGTGATGCGCCGCCATTTCCCTGCACGATGCGATACTTAAATGCGAGTGCGTCGACGATGGTATTCGGTGTCCCCATACCTGTCAACAGCGGCGGATCCTGGAAACCCAGTATCGGACTGTACCATGTCAAATTTCCGTAGCGATGGTTCGGACCGTCCGCCCACAGCATGGATGCCGCCCTGCTGTTTTCCCAGTACACCAGCGGATGCGTCGATTCCAGATTGAATGTCGGAAAATTGATGGTGACAGGATTTGCAGGATTCGTTGGCGTGATCCTGAATCTGAGTTTCGCGAACTGGCGACCTTTACCTAGCTGAAACCCAACAACCGTCTCTGGATTCGACATGTACGCGCTGCTGACACCAGATGCCAGCTGATCGACACCAGTATCTGTGATGCCGCTGATAATCGAGTACCCGTTATCTATTGCCCAGGTCCCACTGTATTTCAGCTGAATTCCTGTCGGCAAGTCATACGTCCCTGGCGACGATGCGATGTAGTTTGTCGCATTGTCTTGCCCATAGAAGGAAACCTCAATTCTCGAGACGTTCGTCGTGGACCATGCCAGAACGACCTGGCGCGCTTTGGTCAGCAGCATGAACGGATCCGCAGTCCACTGCGCCATGTCCAGCTCGATGTAAGTGTTCGACCCTGTGAAACCTGTGACGACGATGTTTGCGCCGAGTGTTACTGTGCAGTCATTCGCTGTCCAGACGCCTGGTCTGCTCGTCGAAAGTGTGATGGCGCTCGGCTGCGTCATGGTCAGGACCTTAAATCTGCTGCTGCCTATCCACCTGAACCCGCCGAAAAACGCATCGAGAAATGGCTGATTCCCGTTGTCAATTTCTAGCACCGAGGAAATCTGGCTGTTCCTGGTCCTGGGATTCGACGGCAGCGCGGCATTGTACAGCCATTGTTCTTTTATAGGTCCCCAATAATCCTCCCACGGTTGACTCGCTCCGTCGACGTCCCAGTCGTCCCTGTGATACGCGATGTTCCAATGTGGATTTACCCAGCTGCCTGTATAGCGCATCAGCATGTCGGCATGTCCCTGATAACCAGCCAGCGTGTCGACACTTGATGGAAATGTGATAGCGATGCCCTCCGACTCGTTCAGGTTAGTATCGGTCGGCGCGATGTTCGTACAGGTCCAGGACAGCACCTCGCCCTCTGGACAGCTCGGAATCGGCACCGATGGCGGCGGACATAGACAGACCGTGTAGCCTTCGTATGACCATGTCTTGCTATAGCTTTTGCCTTTGCTCCAGTTCGCCTGAGTGTAGATGGTCGCTGGGAATGCGTCCTCGACATCAGATGTCGCGTTTGTCACGACTTCGAGAAAGTCTGGTCCAAGATCCGCATACACCACCTGCGACCCACCAGTGTTCACTGTGACCGCGCCGACTGTGCAGTTTCTCGTCGCCGACCCTCTAACCTCTGGGAAATCAAAACGTCGCCACAGTGCCTTGTAATCACTGTTAAACCTGACGATGGCGCGCTCGAGATTCGGAATTGCTCTGGCTGCGCCCCCGTGTGACTCGGACCAGCTCTCGACATAATACGCATCGATGTAGCCGTCGTCGTATTCGTCGGTGCAAGGATCGAGACAATATCCCTGCACAATCTCGTCATAAACGATGGTGCTGCCGCCCTCGCCGACACACTCACCGACGACTCGCTGCATCAGTGCGCGGCGACCGTCATACGTTCGCTCGGTTTTCTGATATGACCTTGTCGAGATGATGATGCTGTCGGTGTCAGCGACCGAGATTTCGCTTCCGAAACTCAGATTGTAGGGACAGCTTCCAGACGTCGGAATACTCGCTGTCCAGACTGCGCATGGCAGCGTGGTCCATGCGTTCGTCTCGTCCTGGAATCGCCAGCCAGCAGTGATGGTCTGGTTCGCCTCTGCCTCTGTGACATATTCCATTGCGCTAGGATCGCAGGGATCGTAAACCGATGGCGTGTAAACTTTTGATGCGCTGCAGCTGCCTGTCGCGTACAATGGCGTGGCGAGATAGTCGATGTAATTTGGTCCGACTCCATTCGATGTCACGTCTACGCCGCCCAGCGTCGTCGACAGTGTGCCGTTGACGTACACTTGCAGCGAAGTCCAGGTCGTTCGATAGAGACTGCCTGTCAACTTTGTATAAATCTTGAGACCGAGAATGCGGACCTTAATCGAGACAGTCGACAAAA